CCAGCCGGGCGATAAAGCCGTTGAGGGTATCCGCAATGTTTGCGGCCCAGGTCTGGGCCTTGTCCTGGATATCCGGCCAGGGGATCGCCGCCATGGCTTCATTCAGCTTTTGGGCGAAAAGCTGCCCGACCTGGTTCCATTCGCCTGCCTCGATGGCGGCCAGCACAGAATCCAGAAACGAATCCTGCGTATCAAAGTCATAGTTGGGGGTGATACCGCTGGCACCCGAACCACCGGAAGAGCTGTCCTTCTTGTCCAGCCGTTCGATCTCGTCAAAACCGGCCAGGCTCTTGGCGGCATCTTTCGCCGCCTTGGATGTTCCGCTCATGCCCTTAGCTGCGGCCTTGGCGGATGACACCGTTTTGCCGGTCAGGAACGCCACCAGCTTTGCAAGGTAGGCAAATACAGTGGCCGCCGCGTTGGCCAGCGCGGTCAGGGCAGGGGTCAGGACTTGAATCAACGGTGCGGCAGCGGTAGACGCGGCGCCTTGCAGGTTGCCTAGGGCCTGCCGCAGGGATGCACTGGAAAGCAGGGCGGTGCCCATCCGGTTTGTCAGTGTGCGCAATCCAGATGACAACACATTGAATACCAACGCACCAGATACGAGCCGTGCGATCCGATTACGGAATTGAGCGACGCTTTGAGATGCTTGGGCCAATCGGTTTTGGACAGCTTTCAGCTTGCTGCCCACCCAGGCAAAGGCTTTTTGCCCGATGCCTCCTGCCATGCGCAGTGCATTTTTCAATACCTTACTGCTTAATGCGGCATGGGTCAGATCCTTATTGAGCTTGCCGACTTCTTCGGCAATCGCCCGAATTCGGTCAGCTTTAGAATCATCTTTAGAGTCATCGCTACCTTGCGATGCAATTACAGGCTGCTTTGTTGCGGCTTGGTTTTGCGATGCGAGAGCCTTTTTGGTTTCTGCTACAATGCGCTCTGCATGTTGTGTAGCGGTTTCCTCTGTAGATCCGTAGGTCTTATTTATGCGAGATTCGACTTTAGCAAATGCTGCTTCAATGGCATTAACTTGCTTGTCGAAGTAGTCTTGCATGGATTTATCGCCTGAAAGATGCTGAATCAAGTCTTGCTGCCGCTCAACGGCCTGATTTTCTTGCGCCAGCTGATCGGTTAAAGTATCATGCCGTTGCTGCAACGCTTGGACAGCGCTGTCCTGATCTTGATAAGCGGAAACGGTTTCATTCAGAACGGATTCTTGCTTGCTCGACAAGGCGAGAAGTTTGGATTGATGCTCCATTAGCTTGGTTTCGCCCTGCATACGGGAATTCAAAACCTTCTGTACCCCTGTATCACTCATACTGGGGTATTCATCTTTGATGTTTTGCAGGTGCGCTTGTTCAGCGGCATCGATCTGACGGTTTACATCGCTTAGGGCATCGGCAGTTTCGCGCGCTTTTTGGCGAGCGCTTTCAAGGCTGTCAGCCAGCGTATTCCGTTTTGTTTGAGCACTGCCTAATTGTTTATCTACTGCTGCAATTTGCTGCGCAGTGCTTTTGGCCTTGGCCTGCAATGCTTTCAGATCGGATTCTGCGCCTTTCTTATTGAGGCGGGCATCAATGATAATAGAGCCGTCTGCCAAGGTTCCACCTCCTATTAGGCATAAGAAAACCCTATCCGAAAACGGATAGGGTTTTGCAGTGGCTAAAATGTTATCAAGTGAAATGTCTCGTGCAGGAAATGCTGCGCAAAGACGCTATGTTTTTAGTGGAATGGTGGTATCTGAATTGAATTCCAGATGCTTTTACGACCCTAGCATTTCCAGTAGTCGTTCTTTTTCTGCCCTATCTTCGGCGCTTTCAGGATCACGAATCTTGATAAGGCGGGCATTTTCTCTGGCAAACTCCAATTCGGATTTTTCCAGCTTTTTGCCCTTGGCCTGCTTACTGCGGATGTTGACCACCTGCGCAAACAGCCCATCGCCAATACCGTAAAAAGCACCCAGAAACTCCCACCAGTGTAGGTAGTTGCACCGGCGGCAGCTGTACCCCAGTACCTTATCCACGGCAGGTGCGATGATGGGAGCATCTTGCCCCCAATCTACCAGGCGGGGCAACGGGCTGCGGGATTCCTCGTCTTTACCATTATTGATAAAGATAAAAGCTGCCTGCAATGCGTCATTAAGGTCAGGCAGATCCCGCCAGCGCGGGTAAAGGATTTGCAAACAGGCCATGTATTGCTCTTGCTGAGTTAGCTCGGGGTCAGCCAAGGCCGCCAAAGCGTCTAGTACGGCGCGAAAATCTGATCGTATTGCAAATGTCTGCCTGGCGACTTCTACGGTAGTGGGTAATTCCCAAGCGCTCATGCCTGTTGGCCAGGGGCAAGGCCCTTATCGGTATTGCTATAGGTGGCAGTGTACTTTTCCATCCGTTTCTGGCTGGCCTTCATGGCATCGCCCACAGCATCTTCAATGATGGGAGCAATGGCGTTAAGGACTTTTTCAAACACCATAGTGCCATCATCGCACAGCGCCAACGCTGAAACACTACCGAAAAAGATCGGTGCAACATCACTGTTGAAAATGTTGTTGATTTCAGCCTTGACGTTTGCATCAATCTCGTTCAGCATTTTGGGATCGATGTTGTCATTGATTTTTTCGGCCATGGCGGCGAGGTTATCGCGGGTCTGTGCCAAGCGGCCTACAATGCCCAAGTCAGCAGGATTGATTTTGATGGTGCCAAGCGGCGTGCCGTCAATATCTTCGACCTCATAAATTTTCAATCCACGATCCAATGTCAGCTTCATAATGTACCTCCATTATGTTATGATGTGTTATTCCGATGCAGTGAATGCTTTAGTGGTGGGGTTAAACGTACCCTTGGTTTTGATACCGGTGTAGTGTACATTGAACGGAATCTGGTAGCCGGTAGTGTCGCCGCCGTAACTGGACACCTCAATGTAGCACTCCTCTTTTACGGCAGGGAATGCGTCGGACGTCCCGTTCTCCCAAAGTTTGACCTCTACGATGTCAGTTTTCAGATTGTCCAGAACCAAATCGCCGTCAATAATGGCCTGCAGCTTTTCAAACAGGGCATCACCCTTCTCGGCGTAATAAGGGCTGACCTCGCCCTGTTTCTGGTAGCTGTCAATGGTGACGGAGGTCTGGCCCAGAATATTCTGCTTCTTTTCCACGTTAGCAGAGAGCTCGGGACTGTATTCCTCCAAGTCTTTGCCTAGGCGGACGTAGCTAGCGGTGCCCGTATCGCCGCCAAAGGTGGCGTTGAGGAAATGCGCCATATATTTGCGTTCAATTTTCATGTTTATCAGTTTCTCCTATATGTAATTTGTATCTGAATCTGATATTTTGCACTGTCCGAACCGACCTGTGCCGGATAGGCGGTCAGCGTCGGTACGATGGCAGTAACCCGACCCTCCTCCATACGGGGGAAGTTTCGGGCATTGTTCTGTTCGATCATCCACGCAATAAGCCCCGTGAAAAAGGCGAGATTGTTAGAATTCTGTTTGACATCAGAACCATAATTTTCGCGCGTGGCGAAAATGTAGTTTTGTGTCTGCTTATCCTCTAAAACACTTTCGCCCAAAATATTTTCCCGGTATTTCAGCGTGGACGGCGAGGCGTAGATGGCATACTCGGTAGGGTTCTCGCCCAGATAGTCGGCACCAAAGCGATTACTTTTCGACAAGAGCGGGCATTGACGAAACCACTGCCGCAAACTATCGATACTATTTGATACCTGCGACATTTTTGGCCTCCTTTATGATGTCGTCAATGTGGTCTGCTTTCATTCGTTCTGCCCAAAATGGCCCGGCCAGAGCATTCTTATCAGTTTTATACTGGATGGCCCGGCCTGTGGGCTTTTTCTTTTCGCCGGGACGCGAAAAAAACCGCGTAGGAGTGCCGCTGTTATCGTCAAAAACTGGGATGTTAGGTCCGTAGACCTCACCCACATACATATAATGCGCATAAGGGCCAGGATAAACGATAATACCAGAACCGATGTCAGATGCCGCGTATGGGCTCTTTGCCAGCATAAAGGTGTCAGCTGGTGTATAACCCATACACCAACGTATCACGGCGTTGTCGATAGTCTTTTGCACAATGCCATGATTGCCAAAGCCGTGACGATCCAAAACGACACTGATGCCGTCAAAATCAAATTGTGCATTAACAGATAATTGCATTATGAACCTATCACTTTCCAATGCCGCCCTCGTGGAGCGCGGCGGTTGTCTGTGACCTGCAGGATGGTTGCAGCCTCGGAGTAGGTGTCATGGATAGCGGCGGGGCGCAAATCCTCAGCACCGATGCCCAAAACTACAAGATCGCCAGCAACCAATGTAAAAGCGGCGGCAGGGTCATCGGTGGCGGCGTACTGCTTAGGGGGCAAATACACCTTACCTCCGAAATCCGCATCCGTGGGGATGCGGATTGTGACCTTGTTTGCAGCTTTCAGCCCAGTGCTGTCAACGGTGGTTGCCTCAGAGTTGAACCAGTGAACGCCCCGGATGACGGTGCGCTCATAAACATCGCAATCCTCATCCGGGTCGAATCGCCGGTTGTATAGGGTGATGGTGTCATTGCAAAGCTGCATTTTACGTCACTCCTCTATACAGCAGGGGAACGCCGTAATCGTCCAGCTCACCGTACAGCATATCCGCCGCAATGGCGTTCATCTGCTTGGCTGCCTTCTCGGCGTTCGGCACATTCCCGTGGTTTTCAGTGTAGCCATCCGTACTGAACGATGTAACCGTGGGCGATATAACCTGTGCCACGGAGCCGACGGCACTCTCCATCTGTGCCAGCGCAAAAATGCAGAGCTTGACCGCCTTCGGAACCTCAGCCATGTTCTGGACACGGCAATCCGTTATGCGATCAATGCGCTTTCTACAGGCACATTCCAGCGGAGGCCACGCAGCGGCATCAATGGCGCCGCCCAGGGCCAAATACTCCTCATAGGTGAGATACATATCGTGCGCCATGCGTAACCCCCTCAGCAATCCGAAATCAGGCCAGAGAGAGGATGCGGGCGATGGGGATAGCCTTGCGGGCAATGTACTGCTTGCCCTCGGCCTCGTTGGAGTTCACCAGTTCCCAGTTTTCGCCGTTCTCCAGCTCGTCATCGGTGGGAGACAAGCTCTTCATCTTGGCCTTGGTGAAGTTGATGCCGTAGGGGGCAAAGCACTTGCGCTGACGGCCATAGAGGGTGTCCTCGCCGCCGTTGGTGTGAGGATCACGATCCATCTCGTAGGGCACCTTAGCGCCGCAGTCGGTGTACTCGATAGCGCCGTCGCCCAGAACGTAGGTAGTGTAACGGGTCTGAGATACCTTAGCCACGCCTGCGGTGGTCTGGGCAGCAGCGGCCTTGACAGCGCCGGAAACGGTCACGACAGGCAGCTTGCCCTCGCCGCCGAAAATCTGCTTGAGGGTAACGACAGCGCCGGAAACGGTGACGATGAACTTGCCCTCATACTGAGCAGACAGCACGGTTTTCAGCGCCTGAGCCTCGGTAGCAGCATCGCCGGTCTTGAGGGTCTTATTGGCGGTGGAGGTGGATGCGGCAAAGGTATAGGTCTGGCCGTCCACGGTGATGGTGTTGCCATCGGTGCCAGCGGTGCTGACGGTGATGGTGTAAACGCCCTGCACCTCCGGGGTGGTGACGGTTTCCACGGCGGGCATGGAGTCATCAACCAGAACAGTGCGGCCATTCAGGGTGCCGATGTGAAGCTCACGCTCGATGCCGTCCTTGTCGGTGTACTTCATGTACGCCAGCAGCTTGAGGTTTTCGAGGCCGGTAGCAACAGCGGAGTGCATGATGGCGAGGCTGAAAGCACCCTTGTTATCGCCGCAAGCACGCTGCATGGCGGTGTTCAGGGAGGTGCCATCCATCAGGCCCAGAGCGCCCTCGGAGTTGGTCTTGCCGGTGACATCGTAGGTGTGTTCACGGACGAACTTCACGCCCTCAGCATCTTTCATGGCGAAAACACCAGTCAGAATCTTGATGATGGTGGCCTGATCGACTTCATCCCAGTATTCGCCAATCTGCGCGGCGACATCGGCGAGGAAATCCTCACCACCGGTGATGTCATAGGAGAAGTCACGCTCAGTCCATGCCTGTGCGCGGCCCACGACAACGCGGGAGTGGGAGAAAGTCTTGGTGTTGGTTGCGGTGATGTTGGTAGAACCGTCGTAGTTCTGAGGAACGGTGCCGCTGATGATGCCGCGCAGGGGGATGGTGACGTAGTTGCCACCGACCTGATCGCTCATGGACTGCGCGATGTCCCGACGCTTTTTGATGGCGCGGGACTTAATCAGCTCATTGCGGTTCAGGTTGGGAACGCGGTCAACATACTGCTTGAACACGTTACCATTGAAGTTTTTGGAATCAAAGATTGCCATGTGGGGATGCCTCCTATTGATTTTTTAGGTTTCAGTTGGTGTAGCCCGATTAGCTGAAATCGGGCACGAAGTTAGGATCGGCATTTGCTGCCGCCATCTGTTCGGACAAGCTCATTTTGTGCGCATTTCCGTCGGGCTTTGCGGGAACCGTGATAGACGGAGCGTTAGGCTTCGGTGCAGGAGTGGGGGCCGGGTCATCGGAGACAAAGCTGCCGGGGTCATCGGCCTTGTACTGGGTCAAAAACTCGTCATAGCCCTGCATCTTGCCGTTCTCGTCCTGCTTAAACTGCTTGGCGATGGCATCCGCAATAAACTGCTTTTTCGCAGCGTTAGAGCTGAATTTGACCTCGCCCGCCTTTTCGCGGACAGCAAATTCATACGCCTGCGCGGCGATTTTCTGCGCCCATGCCTTGCCATCATCCTCGCGCTGCTGGCGCAGGGCGGCAAGATCAGACTGAACAGACGCCAGCTTGTCGGCGTCGGTTTGCGCAGCGGTCAGCTTGGTCTGCAAGTCGGCCATGTCGGTATCACGCTGCTTGACCTGCGCCTGCAAGTCGGTAATCTGGCCCTGCAAGCCCTTGACCTTGGAATCCATCTTATCGCGGCTGACGTAGGAACCGTCCGCGATGTTGGTGAGTTTCAGACCCGCCGCGCTGATTTTTTCGGTCAACTGGTCGTAGGTCAGCGCCTCGCCCTCAGAAAACAGATTTTTGAGCAATTCCATAAGATTGTCCTTTCGCCGCGATTGATTTAGCTTATAATCGCGCGGCCACTCCGCGCACGTCGCGCCATCGCATTTATTTCCCTGCAATGCTGGGTATTTATTTATCAGCCAAAACGGCGTGATAACACAGAAAAAGCGCCGTTTCAGGCGCTTACTTTTATGGCCTTAAAGCCATCCACTGCCATGCGGTCACGGCGTTGTGACAGCCCGGACTGCTTGGCAATGAGATTATAGCGGGCACTTAAAGCGTTGATGTGCTGTTGCGCCTCGCGGCGCAGGTCGTCGTCGCCAGCGGCCCGCGCGGCAATGGCAACATCTTTCCAGCGGCGGGTATCG